ACTACATTCTGCGTCCAGACGTTAAGGTTGCCAGTCCACGGGGGCGGGTTGTATCCGTAACTCACCGCTTGCCCCCTGCAACCGCATCTAGTCGCATCACGCCGACACGCCAATCAGATGACGAATAGCCATCATACAGCGCCTGCACTTCTGGGTAATCGTTGTAGAGGCTTAGAAGGTAAGGCTGCAAAGTGTTTTCAATGTAGGACTTGTATTCCTGATCGAATAGCGTCCCCTGAGAATACGCAAGCAAGATAAACGCGTCAAAGGCATCAAAAGCGCCACTGTTGTCTATGTCAAAATACAGTCGGCCAGAAACATCTGCCTGATTGGCTATAGAATACTCTGGCTCTAATCCACCAAGTGCAGCATCAAAGAAATCCAAAAGGGATGTGTCATTAAGCACCAAAGGAGACTGCACTCTCAAACGAATTTGGCGACCAGTGAAGCGCACCGAAGTCGGGTTTTCCATCACGTATGGCCCGTGCAACGCTTCAGTGTCATTTGGATAAAAGCGTGTCTTAAATATAGCCTGCACGCCACCCTGCGTTTTCTCGTCAGGAATTAGCATCGTCGCCTTCATTACGTTGTCGCCGTTGCCAAGGCTAATCGGGCCGCTTTCAGCAAACGACAATGCGCCGTCGTAGTTCAAGCCAAACTCGTGGTTATACGTCTGGCCAGCGGCGTCTGCCCAGATCGGGCTGCTGAAAATTCCACGGTCTACGCCTGCGGTGCGAGAAAGTGTGCCAATGGTCCAATGGCCCTCGGTGTAGTTGAGGACTACATAACGGTCGATCTCCAAACTGTTTGCGCTTGGGTAGAACCACCAGATTTCATTATACTGCTGATTGCTAACCGCCCACACCTTGCTGATCTGGTCGCGGTTAATCCCGTTGAACACGTAGTCAGCCACATCGCATGGCAACTCACGCACAGCGCCGCCGGAGTATTGAAAAAAGCCACGCTGCCCCATCCAGAACACGCCCTCATCCACTGCAGCAGCAGCACGGCGGCTGGTAGCGCCGCAGGACGAGCCTACGCGCTGAAAGCCGTAAACGAACTGCCCGCCGATGTAGGTCGCGCTGTGGGCGTCCAGATCGGTAATGATAAGCGTTTGCCCGCGTGTGCGGATGCCCTGCATGATCTGGCCAGATGTAGCCAACTCAATGTCGCCAGCCTCGTTTGTGGCTGCAGGCGTCCAGAGCGTGTTGTCCTCGCGATCACACCACTGCACCTTGCGTGGATTGCCACCAGCGCCAAGCGCAAACAGGAAACGCTCTTCCGTCACAACTAGGCCAAGGTTGCTGGTGGGGGCGTTAGAAATTGCCACGGCAGGGTTGGCCACGTTTAGCTGCCACTCCAGAAGCTGGCCGTCAGCGTTAGAGCAGGCAACCAAATACTCGCCCCAGTTATCCAAAGACCAAGTGGTTGCTTCGCCATACTGGCCCTGTGCCAAGCGTGTGGTCCCGTAGTAGCCAGCGCCATAAAAGCCGCCACCATAGCCAGTATTGATTTCAGCATCCTCGGTGCCATCGGTGAAACTGACAGGCGTTATGTCGGTGACTGTGCCAGACGCAGTTGCCACGGCTAACTTGTTATAGCTGCCAGAGGCGATGCGCTGGTCGCTGCTCAAGTCTGTCCAAGCGTGCATGCCGCGAATGGCAACGCTGTCCATTGCATCACGTTCCTCCCAGCCGCCGACAGGGCGCATGGTGTTATCCACCCAGCGAACCAAACTGGCATCGCGCCAGCGGTTGCTGGCCTCGAACTCGGTGCCGTTGCGATACACACCTGCTGGGAGTTTGAGCGGGATTAACGTCATGATGGCACCGTGTATGTGTATGTTCCGGCGGTCGTGTATTCTGTGGCAACGCCGCCGACAGTGATCTTGACGTAGCCTGCAGCGCCATAACCACCATCAGTCAGACCGCCAGTCCCAAATACACCTTTGGCCCCAACAGTTACTGTTAGTTGCGTCCCCGGCGTCACATTTTGAGAGCCTGACACGCGAGTTGCTGCTTCGCCGCCACTGCCAGCATATCCGTCAAATCTGCTGCCGCCGCCGCCACCGCCAGCGCCATAAGACGTGGATGGTGCGTCGCCTCCATCTGTTTGGTTGCCACTTCCGGAGTTTGCACCTTGCGCACCGCCTGCCCCGTAGAAAGATGCCTCGCCAGCAGTTGACGCATACACATAAGCAGCACCACCAGCGCCGCCAGAGGATGTTTGTGTGGTAAAGCCAGAGCCTGAGAGGGTTGTAGTTCCACCAGCAAAGCCATTGTTAGGCGGATTGCCGCCGCCAGCACCGCCGCCGCCGCCGCCGATCAGTTCGTAAGTAACCGCAACCGCTGCCGTGGCGCTGTAAAAGTCAGAAACAGAAATAGCGCCAGATGTTGGCACGTTGGTGTTGTTGCTGGTGGTGTATGCGCCGCCACGATAATACTCGCTCATGCCAATCGGGTTGGCGCCGCCGAACTCGTCTTGAATGTCAGAGAGCGTAATCTGCCCCGATGGTTGCAGAGCCATTATACCGTCCCATATGCCGTAACGTCGCCAGTGACTGTAAGGTTGCCAGTTGCGTCCAGCTTCATCTTATTGACGCCGCCAGTGGCAAAGTAAAGAACGCCCGCGCTCTCGGTGATGGTCCAGTCGCCCAGATCAACCGTTGTGATAGCCGCAGTGGGGATTGTGGCTGTGCCAGTGAAGGTAGGGCTGGCAATAGGCGCTTTGGCGTCTAGCTGCGTCTGGATGTTGCTGGTGACGCCATCGGTATAGTTCAACTCTGTGACGGTCGCCGTAATACCGTCCAGCACGTTCAACTCAGCAGTCGTAACCGTGGCCCCATCCAGAATGGCAAACTCGGTGGCGCTGGTGCCGCCAAGTAGCGTGTCAAGCGCGGTCCAGTTAGCATTCAGCAGATCGCCCCATGCGTCTTGGTTGCCGCCGACCGTGGGCAAGTTCCAGCTATAGTTTGTAGTGGCCATTAACCAAAGTCCTTCACATCCTGCGGCGTGGCATCCACCACGGCCTGTGCAGCAGCACGTTCTGCATCGTCAGCAACGATCAGGGGATTGTCCACAGTCTCGGTTGTGGCATTGCCTTCTTCGTCGTAAGTGGTCTGCTCAACGGTGGCCTCAAGCGGATCAATGGCTGTTTGCACCAGCACGCTTGCCATTACCTCGTTGCCCTCGTCGTCGTATTCACCCGTAGGTTGGTCTTCGTAAACCTCGGGGCGACCATCAGCCAAACGATACTTAGCCAACTGTGCAGTGGCCTTGCGATACTCTGCAAGCTGCCAGTTGAAGGTATTGTTGGCCACGTTCACATCGTGGTTTGCAGAGAAGGTAGCCATGAAGGCATCGAAGGCACCGTCAGCCAAACGAATGGATTTCTCACGGGCTTGGTCAGGCCAGCTACGCTTGATGTATTTCTGCGCACGCTTCTCAAGCTGCACTGGGGTCAGGGGCATGTCGCCCTTAGCTACAAACTGGGTCATGCTTTAACTCCAATCACGCAGGTTTGAGTGGTGGCAGAGGGGGCGACAACAGGCTTAACAAAATAATCGAAACCATCATACACCACCTCGTAATCGTGGGCTGCACCTTCACGCTGCAACAGGCCATCTTCGAAGACGTCCTTGGGCTTCCAGCCTTTGGGCAGGCGGTGGATTACGTCATCATTGGCGTCAACTTCGAAGACGGAGATGTTGTCGACTGAGCCAGCGGCAGTAGAGTTCGCCACCAAAAGCACATCAGTGGTTCCAGCGCATGTTATTACTTCTGAGTAAGTTCCAACAGCAGTTCTTGCTGTCCCAGCCCCAGTCGATCCTAGGTATGGGATGAAATTACCAGCAGTGTATGCTGTAATCGTAAACGTAATCATATACTTCTGACCAATAGTCAGACCAGAAGTCTGCGTTAAGTTTGATTGCGTCCCAGCAGTCTTCGTTGCAACACCAGAACCAATCGTCCAGCCAGTTCCCTTCGTCCAATCCGTATCAGTATCAAACGTGCCGTTAGTCACCAGCCCGTCAAAGTAGAACTGCTGCTCACTGTAGCCCCCCTGATTGCGCAGGGAGGCCAGTTCTTCACGCAGGTTGATTGCATTTTTCGTGACGGATACGGTCATGCTGCGACCTCCTTAATGTGTTTCCATCCCAAGCCGTTTGTTGCACGGCGGATTGTATCACGATGCACTCCAAATTTCTTGGCCACATCTTTCTGCTTTTCACCAGCAGCAATCATGTTTCGTATTTCTATAACCGCTTCCGGCGTTAGCTTTGCATTGACGTTGTCTACGCCATGATGTGCCGTGCGGTGAGACCACTCACCATAAAATGCATCGTGCAAATCATCTGTTCGAGACAAACGGTTGCGTAGCGTCTCGATTGGGATGCCAAGATGTTTAGCCCACTCAGACAAAATCATGCGCTTCCCACCGTATACAAGCCACACATTTGTTGACTTGTTTTGCTGTTGTTCAGCATCCGTCGCCCAGCGGCAGTTTTCTGGGCTGTAGCCTTTGTCGTAATCTATGCGCTCAAGCGTCATGCCGTCTGGCTTTTCGCCCATGTCCGCATAAAACGCCTCAAAGTTTTCCCACGCATCGCAGTAAGAAATTCCACGACCGCCGTATCGTGGGTAGTCTTTGCAGTTTGGGTTTGAGCAGCGAGTTTTCATCGCTGCCCAGCTTCTGTATGTTGATGTGCCTGTCATTTCGTGCGTTCTGGTCATAATCAGTCCTCAATCACACGAAGGCCGTTGCTGGCGCTGATTGCAGATGCGCTGCCAGAGATGGTCTCGACACGGCGCAGCCCACGAAACACAGAGGTGTTTTGGCTAGTCCCGACCAAAAGTTCCTGCGTTACATCGTCGTATGCCAGCGAAGTCACCGCATCGCTAGTTCCAGCCAAAGTAGCCTGTGCGCCTTCTTGGAACAGCACCTTCTCGTCGTTGTAGATTTTGGCAATCTGCTCTGGGGATGGGGCGGTGGCTGAGATGCGGAGTAGGGCTAGGTAGCCAAACCACGCAGAAGCAAGCGCATCACCCCTAATACCAACAAGCAGGTTGCCAGAGTTGGTGATATTTCTAGCGGTAACTGAATTACTAACAGACAAAACTCCGTTTATATAGATAGACTGCGTAGTCCCTGAATTAGACCTTACTGCACAAACGTGCGCCCACACCCCATTTTGAATAGTAGAAGTTGTGGTGGTTGTGCTGCTAACACCAGACTCTCTGGAGCTAAGAGTGAGTGTATTGTCGCCTAGCTTTGCAAGGAAAAAGCCACCACTTGATCCGTCATTAGGGTAGCTTGAGAAAACATAATCTACACTTGCGCCATCAGCCTTCACCCACCCCATCACGCAGAAATCACCCGTCCCAAAATCAAGGTCCGAGTTATACGGCTGCTCAAGATAGTTGCTGGCAGAGAACCCACTGTAGGCCACCAGATCAGCGCCCGTTGCCACGGGGGTGCGGGTCACAGTGCCAAACACCTGTAAGCCATTGCCGTTCACGCTGCGATCTTCTTCGGCTAGGCGTACTGAGGCATTATCAAAGGAACCATTATTAGTGCCAGAATAACAATAAACACTAACGTCTGTTGTGGTTGTAGTAGCTGTAAATGTTGCTGTATAAGTTCCTACGCCTTCAAGTTGTGTGTAAGTTATAGTAGTATTTGTCCCACCTGAAACAGATTGAACGTACATTCGCCACAATCCTGCAAGGGTAGTAGTTGAAGTTACATCTAAAGTGTAGACGTATGTTTTACCTACCTCAGTTGAAATATTTTGAGTTGCTTTGATATAAGCCGTAGCCCCAGAAACTAATAGTTCGCCGCCACTAATGCTAAATCCTGTAGGTAAACTCCAGTCGCTGTTTGTCGCAAAGTCACCATTCGTCACCAACTCTGCACCAACCAGATCGGTGTCATCGGTATCGGACAGGAAGGCACCCTTGATGTCGCCGTTCATCCAGCCTGTGTTGTAGGTGGAGGTGATACCGGCAGACAAAACATCAGAAGGACTTGATTTGTTTATTTTATGAACCCCAAGAACGAGGTCTCCCGAATCATAACCACCTGTTGCTACAATTCCGTTTTGAAATGCAGTGGTTACTTGCTGCCTTGCTCCTAAAAGTTGAAAATCAATGCCGCCAACACTTGATGATGCTATCAAGTCACCAAAGCCATCACCTGCGGTATAATCGCCATCTAGGGCCATACCCAAACTATACACAGAAGCATTACGCATATAAAATAGTGTGTTTTCTACGTCAAAAGCTACGTCCTGAAAGCCAAGCGTAGACGCACTATCATACACAGCACCGCTGTCAGTAATCACACTCACGCCACCATCCGTTGCCACTGCAATCGTAGGCACAGGAAGCCCAGTCGCAGGGTCAATCGGGGCGTTGGGTAGCACGGTCATGGCTACATCGTTGACTACATTGCTTACGATGCGTGTGTTGCCTTTATCACTACTCCAGAAAGATTGGTTTCTATTTACTAAACCAGTAGCATCCCCATCGTAGTTCGATCTGATGATCTGACAAAACTCAGAAACAAAATCACCAATAGCAAGTGATGTGTTATTAGACGCTGTATCTGTAACTGCAAGTTTACCGTTAAGCATAGTAACCGCTGAAACAGTAGGTTGGTTTAAAAAGTAGTTAGACGCAGAGTTAAACACCATCCACATAGGCAGATCAGGATCATCACCATCGTAGATCGTAACCTGATTACTCTCAGCCACAATCACAGCAACAGCAGGGAACTCCTTACGAGAACCACGGGTGGCAGTGTTCAAGGTTTCGTTATACCAGCTAGTATGCTGTGTGCGCTTACGCCATGGA